CGTCATATGAGATGACGACTCGCTGGGCACCCCCTTTACCAACAATTGGCAGGGTGGGGCCCAGAATCCTCGTCGAACCAAGTTCGACGCTCGAGCAAAGACTCGAGGACTACTTCTGTGAGATCAGAAGTGTATCCGACATTTTCGAACGTCGGATAAGTCCCTCCTTTTTGGAGAGATTTCTCGGTACGCGAAGCGCACCGAAGTTTCTCTCGGACTTGTGTCCGAGGGATCAGCAACAAGTGTTGCTGCGAAACCTTTATTTTAAGGTTTCTGACGTCTTCAAAAGACGTCTGAGGGTCCAACTCGAAGGTGGACACTTGAACCGGGTCAGATCCTGGTTCCACACCGCCAATGCGGCGGTGCTGCCGTACTATTGCACGGCTGAATCCCCCTGTGAAAAACAGGTGGATCGTCTAACGCGTTGGGCGTTAGAGAACTGCGCAAATAATTATGCGCAATTTCAGTCAGACTTCAAAAGTCTGAAGAAGGGAATGCGAAAATCTTTCGCACTCTCCGGTAGGCTCGATGCCTACCGTGTACGGCCACATATGTTGCCGTACTACGAGCTCTTTAAGCAAAAGCTTGAGTTCGGGTCCCCAGCAGAGCTGGGACGATACCTGCTGACCTGGTGCCAAACCAGGGCCACAGGCATGGCGGACAACGTCATGGTTGCCCGTTCTCTTGAGAAATTCAAGAGCACGGTCCGGGAGCCAGCTTCAAAAGCTAGCATCCCCGAACCGTTCCTCCTGGACGCTACCAGGATGGCTGTTAACACCGCAGGTGCTAACGCAGTCGTGTCTGTGGGCACGACTGCCTGTCTGGAATCATCCAGACAGAAAGGAGGCAAGACTGCCTTCCTTCAGCACACGCTTGCCAAAAAGCGTGTGCTAAGGTTTGAGTACAATCTTCAAACCTTGGAGCCGGTGGCAATTGAGCCCCGGCCCGTCCGCACACCAAAGGATGTGCTCGACTGGGCGGTTCAAACCGCCCTGCACCACCCCACTTATGTGAGGTGTGTGAGAGTCCACGCAGTAGTGGAACCCTCAAAGGCGCGAACGATCACGATCGCGCCCTACGCCTATCAGGTAATAATGGGCGTCCTGGCACACATGTACCAGGCAACCTTACAGCACAAGCATGTAAGGAGCGGTCTGAAAGCAGACCGCCATCTCTGGAGATTCCTCCAGAAGACACTCAACCCGCAGTCGGCTGAGTGGCAGCACCTTCCTGAAGGTGCCACGATCTATGCTTTAAGCACGGATCTGTCCGAAGCAACAGACTTCGGGAATCTGACGGTTTCCCGTCAGATATGGCAGTTTTTAATTAAACTGTCATCGCACCTACCGGAATTTCCGGTAGGGCTCGCTGTACTGGGCAAGACTCTGTACAACGGGGCACGATTCTTCTTCGTGCCTGACCAGCTCGGCAACTACGAGCTGGTATCCAGACAAAGAGGCTGGATGATGGGGGATATGATGACTAAGGTCATCCTCACCATCGCTCATGATGCTATATGCCGCATGAGCCGCCTACGAGTTTATAGCCTCGTGGGCGATGATGAAATCGCGCTTAGCGCATCAGTTCATCAATTGGCGACACAGATCGCCAATCTTCAGACTATCTTCAAAGTGTCTGAAGAGGACACATACATTTCGTGTCACCTCGCATTCTATTGCGAGGAGGGTACGCTTGTGCCACAGAGGGCAAGCGCATCCAACCACGTCAAGATGAGACGTGGTGAGGAGCTAGATTACCTGGATTACCCAAGGTTTAGGCTCCTGCTGCCTCAGATATCTGAGGTAGATGCCTACTCCATGTCGAATGGAGGTAGGTTCGCGCTCCTAGGAAAGGAAGCGCGGTGGACTGACAATGTCAATCCACGGGCGCGAGCGTTGTTTACGCGTGCGTCCCTCCTACAGCACATCTTAGTGCCGCAGGAGACGGACTGTATCAGTCCGTACGTGCCGATAGAAATCGGTGGAGATGGAGCAATGCCCCACTCCGCCGAGTTTCTACGTCGCGTGGTTTCCGACAAGAGCCGGAACCCAAGGGAGACAACATTCAGGTTAGCCTCCCTGATGTCTGGTACGACCGGACATCGGTTCGTCCGGTCAGACCGGACGGACAAGGTGGTGCACAAGCACCACCTGTACCTCCCAAAGATGGAGGGACTCCGACAATTGTTGCCGGAAGATTCGGTGATATCACCGAATTCGGAAGAAGGTCTACTTCTTCTGAGGTCACTAAAGGTTGATAACATAGTGACCCCTGAGCGGGCTTTCTTTAAGCTCGCCAAAGCGGCCTACTATAGGGCGCTTCTCAATGGGAAAGATCCCGTTGAGCCCGTGTTCTCCTTGGAGAGAGAATATCACGGTGGACAAACGGACGAACCGTTTGTCGACTTCCACGACTTTCTAGCTGCGTGGAAGAATCCTGGTTTTACTTTCCAGGATAGCTACAATTATTTTGTAGACCTTGAGGCTTTGAGCCTCAGCAACCCAATGTCATTGGGTTGGACGTTCGGTAAAGAGAAACCGATACGTGCTGGGGAATTGTTTTCCCAGTGGGTCAGGGACAACCTGACCCTGGAAGACCAAGGCCTTCCAGACGTGCTGGATTCAATCCGGCACGGAAAGCCACTACCTGAATGGGTAATGGCCCGGCTCAATTTGTACATTGAGTCAGACAACTACATTATGATGCAGTTGAGGAACCGGGAGACTTTCCCTCGGTTCATTCTTGTCGTCACAAGAGACAAGAAGCTTTGCATACGTATGCAAAGATGGCTTACCGCTCACGGTAAGACAACGAACATAATCATGTTCGATCCTGCCATCTACATGATGGGCAGGCTCACCGATATCGAATCGGTGCGCGTCTTCACTTGGTACAAACCATTTGAAGGCGACGTCGACTTCATGGTCGACCCTGGAGCTATGCTCCACGTGGACTACACGGAGTTCACGGATGGCTTCCCAAATGAGGAAGACTACTTCGACCGCGAGATCGAAGTATTGGATTCAGTACCACGTCATCCTGACGTGGTACTCGTGCGCTTAGCGCATCGTCCCTAGCTTAGCTAGGTGTTAACTTGCCGAGAACGGCAAGATCTCACGGTTAAACCTACAATAGGTACCGCGGATTCTGGGTTTTCACCCG